TACAACATCTAAGATCTTATTATCTTCTACACCATTAGGTTATAATCATTTCTGGAGGTTCTGGAATGATGCAGAACAGGGTAATAATGACTTTGTACCATTGTTTATACCATATTGGAAGATTCCCGGTAGAGATGAAAAATGGGCAGAAGAACAAAAAAGACAGCTCGGTGAGTTAAAATTTAACCAAGAAGTACTATGTACATTCCTAGGATCAAGCTTAACACTAATACGAGCAGATGTTCTGGCCAAGCTAAATCCTACAAATAATAAATATAGTAAAGATGGTTTAGATGTATTTAATAAACCGGAAAAAGATCATACATACGTTATTGTTGCAGATACAGCAAAGGGCGTTGGTGCTGATTATTCTGCATTTAATATAATAGATATTACAGAAGTGCCATATAAGCAGGTAGCAAAATATAGGGATAATAAGATAAGCCCATTACTCTACCCAAATGTAATACATAAAATGGCCGTAGATTATAATAATGCATACGTGTTAATAGAAGTAAATTCAAGCGAACAAGTAGCAGCAATACTCTACTCTGAACTTGAATACGAGAATATCCTTTTTGTCAATAGAGGCTCTAATGGACAAGTTGTTTCCGGTGGTTTTGGCGGTGGACAAACCCAATTAGGGGTTATTACTGATAAAAAGGTTAAAAGAATTGGTTGTACCAATTTGAAATCAATGGTTGAAGAGAATAAGTTAATTATACAAGATGTAGATACCATTGCAGAGTTATCAACTTTCATTGAAAAGAGGGGTTCCTTTTGTGCAGATGAAGGTTATCATGATGATTTAGTTATGACTTTGGTATTATTTAGTTGGTTGACTTCCAACCCATACTTTAAAGACTTAAATGATGTTAATATGAGACAAGCAATGTATGAATCTCATATACAACATATCGAGGACGAATTAACTCCATTTGGTTTTTATAATGATGGACAGGAAGAAGAATCTGATAAAGTGCTAGCGAATTTTTGAATATTATAATAATATAAATAACATTATAGAGGAAACTCTAAACTTACTTAATTAAGGAGAAACATAATGGCGTTTCAATTATCTCCAGGAGTAGTGGTAACAGAACAGGACTTAACTAATATTGTTCCTGCCGTTTCTACATCTACTGGTGCTTTTGCTGGTACATTTGTTTGGGGACCAGTTGAAGAACCAGTTACAGTTACATCTGAGAATGTTCTTGTAGAAAGATTTGGTAGACCTACAACAGGTAACAGTCAGTCGTTCTTTACAGCCGCAAACTTCCTATCATACACAAACAATTTATTGGTATCACGAGTAGATTCTACATCAGTAAATGCTGTGGCTGAACAAACAGGCCGAATAGCTTCTATTACAATTACTGAAGCTGGTGATTCATATACTACTGCTCCTGCAGTAACTATTTCTGCACCAGATATTAGTGGTGGTACACAAGCTACTGCTGTAGCAGAAATTGATGAACAAACTGGTGCTGTAACATCTATTACTATTACTAATCCAGGTAGTGGTTATCTATTAGACCCTGATACAGGCGTTGCTGATAATGCACTTATTACAATTGAGGCTTCTTCAGGTACATCTGCAACAGCTACAATGACTTTAGAATTTACTGGGTTTAAAATTAAAAATACTGATGACTACATTAACTACTATGTAAATGGTGGTGGTATTATTGGTCCATGGGCAGCTAAATATCCAGGAACACTAGGTAACTCACTTAAAGTTTCTATGGCTGACTATACAACATATAGTACATGGGTGTATAAAGATGAATTTGATACACAACCAGGTACTTCAGAATATGTAGCAGGTAAAGGTTCACAAGGCGACGAAATGCATATTGTTGTTGTTGACGAAGACGGCGATATTACTGGTACTCCAGGCGTTGTTATAGAAAAATTTGCTTTTGTTTCTAAAGCTGCTGATGCTAAAAAGACAGATGGATCTAATAATTACTATAAAACAGTAATTAATGCTCAATCACGTTATATTTGGTGGATGGATCATACTACACAGGTTGCAGCAACAAGTACGACAAACGCATCAACAATTACAGATACAGCAGCATTACTTGATATTGGTGCTGAAACAGAGCCAAATAAAGGCTTTAAAGACTTATCTGATGCACAAACAATATCATTAACTGGTGGTACATTAGATATTAATCCTACACAAGGTAATATTCAAACAGCTTTTGCACAATTTGCTAATGCTGATTTATATGATATTTCATTAGTCTTAGGTGGTAGAACACCACATGAAACTGCAGACTTCATTATTAGTAATGTTGCTGAAGTAAGAAAAGACTGTGTAGCTTTCATATCACCAATCAATGCAACATCTGAAGATATTATTGTTGGTAGTGGTTCTGATGCAGCTAATGCATTAGTAGCATTTAGAAATGAATTACCATCTTCTTCATATGCTGTTCTTGATTCTGGATATAAATATCAGTATGACAGATACAATGATACATATCGTTGGGTTCCACTTAACGGTGATATCGCTGGTCTTGCTGCTAGAACAGATTATACAAACGATGCATGGTGGTCACCAGCTGGTTTAAATCGCGGTCAAATTAAGAACGTTGTTAAACTTGCTGTTAACCCTGGTAAAGTTGAAAGAGATACACTTTATAAAGCAGGTATTAACCCAGTTGTAACATTCCCTGGTGAAGGTACTGTTCTATTTGGTGATAAAACTCTTCTTGCTAAACCAAGTGCATTTGATAGAATTAACGTTCGTAGATTGTTCATTGTTCTTGAAAAAGCTATTGCAATTGCTGCTCGTTATCAGTTATTTGAATTTAACGATTCATTTACAAGAGCACAATTTAAGAACTTAGTTGAACCATTCTTACGAGATGTACAAGGTCGAAGAGGTATTGTTGACTTCAGAGTTAAATGTGATGATACAAACAATACTGGTGAAGTTATCGATCGTAACGAGTTTGTTGCCGATATCTTTATTAAACCTAATCGCTCAATCAACTTCATCTCACTCAACTTCATTGCTGCACGAAGTGAAGTAAGTTTTGAAGAAATTGGTGCGTAACATATAAATAATAAAGAATAATAAAGGAAATCAAAAATGGCAAATTTAAGTGATTTTAAAGCTCAGATGATTGGTGGAGGCGCTCGCGCCAACCAGTTCCGAGTGGATCTGTCCTTTCCTAACTTTGTTACTGCCGGCACTTTGGTTGGAATTAATGCGCAGTTCATGTGTAAAGCTGCGCAATTACCACAATCAACTATAGATAACACACCTGTTTTCTATAGAGGCCGTCAAGTTAACTTTGCAGGCGAAAGAACATTTGCACCATGGACTGTATCTGTGTATAATGATACCACATTCGCTGTACGTAATGCTCTAGAGCGTTGGTCAGACGGTATTATGAACCACACAGCAACAAACGGTAGAACAAACCCAGGCGATTATCAAGTTGACTTATTAGTAACTCAATTAGATAGAAATGGTGCTGCAATTAAATCATATACATTTAGAGACGCATATCCAACTGTAATTAGTCCAATTCAGTTAGATTACGAAACAAATAACGTTATCGAAATGTTTGATATTGAATGGACATACAACTACTGGACATCTAATACAACCGATGGTGGTTCTGGATTTGGTGTTAACGTTAGTGTGGATACACCTATCGGTACATTCCCATTACCATTCTAGTAGTGTTTTTATTATAAAAGGTATATTATGGATATATTCGGCTTTGAGATAAAGAGGAAAAAAGAACAGCAACCTAAAGGGGCCGTAGTAGCCCCTGCGGTTGATGATGGCTCTACCCTTATATCATCTAATACTGCTGCTTATTACGGCGCTACATTAGATTTAGAAGGTACCATCAAGACTGAGAATGACCTCATACGAAGATACAGACAGGTTGCTCAATACTCTGATTGTGATAGTGCAATTGAAGATATTATCAATGAAGCTATTACTGCAAACAGTGATGAATCACCTATTGATATTGTACTAGATGATGTAGAATTATCTGAAGGTATTAAAAATAAAATACGTGATGAGTTTGAAAATGTATTAAAACTCTATCACTTTGGCTCTAAAGGCCATGACATGTTTAGATCATGGTATGTTGATGGTAGACTTTACTATCATATATTACTAGACAATAACAATCCTAAAAAAGGGATTGCAGAAGTAAGATATATTGATCCACGTAAAATTCGTAAGATCAAAAATGTTACAAAGAAAAAGAATGAAAAAAATGTAGAAGTTGTCGTAAATGTAGAAGAATATTATATTTACCATGACAAAGGAATCAATGAGAATACAACACAAGGTGTTAAACTTAGTTTAGATTCCGTTGTATACGCACCATCTGGTTTAATGGACCGTAACACAACAATGATGTTAGGTCATTTGCATAAAGCAATTAAACCTGTAAACCAATTAAAAATGATCGAAGATGCTGTAGTCATCTATCGAGTTTCACGAGCACCTGAAAGAAGAGTGTTCTATGTTGACGTAGGTAACCTTCCTAAGATGAAGGCTGAACAATATGTTAACGATATTATGAATAAGTTTAGAAATAAAATTGTTTATGATGCAACAACCGGTGAAATACGAGATGATAAAAAACATCTTAGTATGATGGAAGATTTTTGGATGCCTCGTAGAGAAGGTGGTAAAGGTACAGAAATTACTACACTACCTGGTGGCCAAGGTTTAGGAGATATTGCTGATATTAATTATTTCCAAACTAAATTGTATCAAGCATTGAATGTACCTGTATCAAGACTACAGCCTTCACAAGGATTTAGTTTAGGTCGTTCAAGTGAGATTACACGAGACGAGGTTAAGTTTAACAAATTTATAGAGAGATTAAGAAAACGGTTCTCTGTACTATTTGCAGAAACTTTAAAGATGCAATTAGTACTTAAAGGTATTATTAGTCTTGATGATTGGACTACTATTGAACAAGATGTTCGATTTGACTATCAAGAAGATAATAACTTTGCTGAATTAAGAGATACTGATATTATGATGAATCGTTTGAATGTACTTCAACAATTAGATCAATATGTTGGTAAGTATTATTCACAAGAATATGTAAGAAGATTCATACTGAAACAATCTGAAGATGAAATTAAAGAAATTGATGGTCAGATTGAAGATGAGAGAGAGATGATGATAAAGGATGCTGAGTTCCAAGCCCAGCACGATGCAGCAAGAAGTGGCCAGGCTCAAGATCAAGATGATCAAGAGCAGCCAGATGACAGTGAACAAGGAGAACAACAATGAGCGGTGTAAATGATATTATAGATGCAATTCAAGGCGGTGATTCAGTTGCAATTGATAACGCATTTAATAAAGAAATGTCAGCAAGAGTTTCAGATCGATTAGATGTAATGAGACAAGATGTTGCACAAAATATGTTTAAGTCTGCAGACGTAGAAGATCTATCATCAGAAGATGATACAGAATTAGATCTAGAATCAGCAGATGTAGAAGACGTTGTAGACACAGAAGATGAATTAGATATAGAGGTTCAGGATACTGCGGATACTCCGGTGCCTGATGTAGAAACTGACGAACAGGAAGTTTAATGTATTTTAATCAGTTCAGAAAAAAGTTATCAGGCAAGAAGATAACTGAACAGCTTCGATGCTATGATCATCTTATACAAAAAGATGAAGATGGCACTGTGTTTATTGGTAGTGTAAAAACAAAGTTTACTGAGTTAGAAGAAGCTAGAAACTATATTAAGCAACAATACAAAACAGTAAAATTAGAAAAGCAAATTAAAACAGAGATATACGAAGAACTATCTGAAAATAAAATAGCAGATATAATACAAAAATATCATGACGTTAAAGTTACAGATACATTAATAGAATCATATATCGATTTAGCTTCTTCTAAACTTTTTACATTAGATCCTGTTGTTGAGGATATAAGAAAACTTAATAAACTAGACACTTTGGTTGAAGGCAAAATAGACTATAGACTTGAAGATGATAGTACTGTTGCAATCAGTTATAACACACACGAAAAATTAAAAGATTTGTTTCAAGCTCATACAGACGTTGTAGATCATATGAGACAAACTAAAGATAATTTTATACAAGTATTAAAGCAAATCGGAGAATAATAAATGGCAATATCACCACAGATATTAAAAATGAATGATACTGAAGTTGTAGTAAAGATGTATGGATCTAATGATAATGGAACTATTGATCTATCAACATTAATTCCTGCAACACAAGCATTATCTGGTGAAACACAAACTGTTAATATTAATAAAGTTGAATGGGCAGGAACTGATGCATCAACAGTAGCTATTACAAGAAATACTACAGGCGTATTAACATTTGATGCAACAGGCAGTGATGCTTTAGAATTTGGCGCCGGATACTCTGATACAACAGCAAATACTGAAGATATTACAGTAACTGTAACTGGCACAGTAGCGGTTTATTTAACACTACGTAAAGTTGGTGGTTATGCTAACAAAGTAGAAACAGCACAGTTTGGCATCTATGATGACGTCACAGCTGTAGGGAGCTAAGTAAATGAAACTAATTAAAGAACATACCGAAGAGGTTAAGTATCTAGTTGAAGAAAAACTAGGTAAAGGTAAAGAATATTTTATTGAGGGTATATTCCTTCAATCAAATTTAAAGAATCGTAACGGACGAGTTTATCCAACAGAAATTTTGGATAAAGAAATTAAACGCTACAATGAAGAATACGTGACTAAAAACCGCGCATTCGGTGAGTTAGGACATCCTGATTCTCCAACAATTAATCTAGATCGTGTATCACATATGATTAAAGAGCTTAAACGAGATGGT